GGGTGGTGTGTGTGCGCTGGATATTGAATCTGACGACCGATAGAATAAGCACTGTTTGAGATAGAAGAAAAAGACCTGAAATCATGCAGTTTTGATACTGCGTGAAGTTAGGTCTTTTTTGATATTGTTTCAAATAGTGCTCAGACGTGGTTATGCTGACGGTGTTCGAGATAATTCCAAACGATTGAATCAGCAAAGTCCTTGCGCTGGGTTTTAAGTAAAAGATATTTGGGAATATTGTTGAACTGAGGGGTTTTAATACATTTATGCGCATTGCGTGATACATTTACGCTTTATGAGATTTTTAACGCGAAACATGCAAATCGGGTTAATTTCGGTTTTTTGTTTGATTGTTATGCCGATCACATCAAAATTGCCAAAATAACGTCGTGAATCACTTGACTCATAGACACGATGATGATATAATTAGAGCGGATGGGTAAAAATTGTCCAAGATTGATGTGTGTGAATAGAAAAAAAGGCGATGCTGATCTTGTATCGAAAACTCGAAACAAAGGTAAGCAAGAAGTGAGGGAATTTTATGCTTGAGAATGTAGGAGTTCGGATGTTGGTTGCTGAATCACGGCTGAAGTATAAGGACATAGCAAAGTATATCGGAACTACGCCAGAATATCTGTCGAGGTGTATGCGATATAAGCTTAAGCCGAAAATGTATATGAGGATCATGACGGCTATCCATGACTTGCGAGGTGATCGAGTTGACGATGTTTGACGCGATCAAAGGTCAGGTGACAGCGCGTGACGCGGCGGAGATGTACGGGCTGAAATTCGGGCAAAACAAACGCGCTTGCTGTCCATGGCATGACGACACTCATCCTGATTTGAGCTTTTATGACAGTGGTTTATGTTATTGTCATGCGTGTCATCAGGGCGGCGATTCAATCGCGCTGACGGCTCAGATATTCGGCTTGAGCATGGTTGACGCAGCGCGTAAGCTCAACGATGACTTTAATCTGGGCGTGAACACTCATGGTCGCATATCGTCAGCGGTGCGGAATCAGATTGAGCAACGACGGATCGGGAAAGAAAAGAAGTTAGCGGCTGAGCGTCAGGAATGGGATTTTCTGTGCAAGGTTCGGCAAGAGGCCGAGAATCGGCTTGAAACGATTGTAAACGCTGCTGATCCTGAGCATTGGGATCGGTGCTGGGATGATCCCGAATTCGTCAAGGCGTTATCATATCGGGTGCGTGCTGATATGGCTTTTGATTGGGTATGGGAGACAAGGACGGTGATCCGCTCGTGAGTGACGAATCACTGTTTCGAAGGTTCGACCAGTACATTGAGAACGGCGGCGTTATGGCTGAAAATCTGAATTCAGAAAGCACGAATTCAGAAATCAGAAATCTCGATCGATTTCATCTGGTTGACGATCAAGGCCGTGTAAAAGGCGTATTCGATTATGCGATTTTCCAATATCTGACGACAGAGCGCGATTTGTTCGTACTGGGCGGCATTCCGTATGTGTATGAAAACGGCTGTTATCACGCGGACGAAAACGGCTCAAGGCTCAAGACGATGATCCGCGCGTGCTGCTATCCGGAGTTTATTAAATCGACGACGATTAAGCGCGTGTATGATTTGTTCATCATGGCGGATGAACTGCAAGTTACATATCACAATTTGAACCAATATCCGGCGCACTGGATCAACTTTCTGAATGGCTTCTATGATCCCGTCAAACGCAAGCTGATCCCGCATGATCCCGTATATAAAGCGGTGAATCAGATCCCGCATGAGTACGATCCAAACGGCAGCACTGACGGCGCGATCGTCGAGGAATGGCTGAGCTTCATTGTTCCCGATCAAGCTGATCGTGAAATGCTGCTGGGCTATGCGGGATACTGTTTAACGCGGGATACGCGTCAGCAAAAATTTCTGATCCTCAACGGCGAGGGCGGGACAGGCAAAAGTACGGTTATCCGCATGATCGAAGCGATGATCGGCAGCGAGAACATAAGCAATATCAGCCTGAGCGAGCTGACGCAACGTTTCGCTTCATACGGGCTGCTGGGAAAGCTACTGAATTCGTGCGCCGATCTTGAGCTGCAAGCCCTTGAGGATACTAGCACTCTCAAGAAAACGCTGGGTGAGGATACATTGCGAGGTGAAGCGAAAGGACATGACGCTTTCAGTTTCAAATCGTATGCAAAACTGATCTTCAGTACGAACGAGCTTCCTGTGGTCAAAGCTGAGCGGACGAACGGGTTTTACAGACGGCTTTTGATCCTGCCTATGAACCGCGTGCCGGAAGTGAAACGGGCTGATCTGTTCGATCGGCTCAGCCAAGAAATCGGATATTTCATTCGGCTCAGCGTCGGGGCGTTGGAACGGATGTATACGCGCGGCGCGCTGCTGGAATCGACGAATTCGATCGATGCAGTCAATCGGCTGCGTATGGATAGCGACGCGGTCGAAGCGTTTCTGAACGACGAAGTCTATAAGGTGCGCAGTGCGAGGATCGAGCGCGGACGGCTTTACCAGCGGTATTCGGATTATTGCTATTCGTCGGATCGGCAATCACTGACGCGAAACAATTTCTATCGGTCGATGAGGGTGAAGGGTTTCACGGAAGTCAAGAGCGGCGGGGACAGGGATTTTGAGGGCATTTCTTTCGAAAAACCTGCCCTAAAATCTGCCCTTTCTGACGGTTGCGTCGAGGGCGATGAGCTGTTGCCCTTCTTGAACGAATGCAAAAGGGCAGTTTGAGGGCAGATGAATTTGAAAAACTGCCCTGCGAAAAGCCTTATATATCAAGGCAAAGGGCAGTTAGGGCAGAAAGGGCAGTATTTTCAGATGAAAAACAAAAGCGTTGTTTATAACGTTATGCTGCTGAATTTGACAAATAAAAAATGAGTTCTGAAAAATCTGCCCTTTTTGCCCTTTCTGCCCTGAGAAGTGATAAAGGATATGCGATCAGTTTTTTATCAACAATGATCGGGAAAGGGGATTGAAAAATGTTGAATAATCAGTATTATCGTGCGGCATACGAGTTCCATCAAAAGTGGTCGCCATATCCCGTAACGCTGGATGATTGGTCGAAAGCTGCTGGAGATATGTGCAAAATTAGCAATGAAGGTGACAATGATATGCTGCTTATGGATTTATTGGTATCAGTATACAGCGATCTTGAACGGGAATGGAGATCAGCAAGGGAAAGAGGTGAGATAGGTGATGAAGGAATATAACGAGAAGCTGATCGAAGCATTTTTGACGGAATACAAGGTAATCGACATTGTCAGGATCACGGGCTTGAGCAAGACGACGATCTACAAATACAAGAACGATCCTGCGTTTCAAGCCGTACTGACAGAGCGCCGGTCGGCTATGGTATCGTCGGCAGTGGATCGAATGACGCAATACATGAACGAAAATGTCGAAGCACTGCAATCGGTGATCCGCGATCCTGAGACGTCGGCTCAGACGAAAGTCAATGCCATTCAAGTCATGATGAATCAGCTTCAGAGTTGGACGACGACAACAGATATTTTGAAACGCTTGCAAGCCCTTGAGGGCGCAGAATTTGACGATTTCGGGCGTTTTAAGGGGGGAGACGATGAAAATATCGGATAACGTGATTGAGCGGCGTATACAGGCTGTTGAGGCCGTTAGGCAGCAATCTAAAGAGCGTCAGCGCGTGATTGATGAGCTAGACGTTAAACCGCATATTGCTCGGGTGTATCACGAGCTGCATGATGATATTGCGCGCGGCAATCATGAGTTTATTAACTTGCCGGGTGGTCGTGGAAGCGGGAAAAGTAGCTTTTGCGCCCTTGAGATCATCTACGGCATTATGAAGGACATCACGGGCCACAGCAACGCCATTGTGTTCAGACTGTACGGGAACACCCTGCGGGAAAGCGTGTTTTCTCAAATCGCCTGGGCCATTGATACCCTGGGAGTAAATCATCTATGGAAAAGCCGGCTTTCACCGATGCAGTGGACATACACCCCGACAGGGGCGCAAATCATCTTTAGAGGGCTAGACGACCCCAGCAAGCTAAAATCTATCAAGCCGACCCGTGGAGTGTTCCGCTATATCTGGTTTGAAGAATTTTCCGAACTGCCCGGCCCAAACTTTACCCGGAATGTGCTGCAATCCGTAATGCGCGGCGGCGACACCTTTACCGTGTTCCGTAGCTTCAACCCGCCGATCAGCGCGAACAACTGGGCCAATGTGTTTATCCGGGAGCCAAACGAGCGGGCCACCACCTTACAGACCGATTACACCATGATACCGCCCGAATGGCTGGGCGAGGCTTTTCTATACGAGGCCGAACGGCTGAAAGAGGTAAACCCCAAAGCCTTTGAACACGAGTACATGGGCATACCAACGGGAACCGGCGGCGAGGTGTTCCCAAATCTGGAGATCAGGGAGATCACTGACGCGGAGATCAGCAACATGGGGTATATCTATCAGGGACTTGATTTTGGCTTTGCACAAGACCCGGCGGCGTTCCTGCGCGTGTCCTACGATCGTAAGCACGACACCATCTATTTTCTTGATGAAATCTATAAAAGGGGGCTTTCTAATGCTCAGCTTGCGGAGGAAATCAAGGCAAAGGGATATCACAAGGACAGGCGCGGCGGCTATGTGTCCCCCGTGTTCGGGGTAATGAGCGCGGAAGGACAGCAGATTATAATTGCAGATTGCGCGGAGCCTAAGAGCATTCAAGACCTTCGGGACAACGGCTTAAAGGTGATAGGTTGCCACAAAGAGCCTGGATGTGTCGAATATCGTGTGAAATGGCTGCAACACCGGCGCATTGTGATAGACCCGGCTCGGACGCCCAACGCTTACCGGGAATTTGTGAATTACGAGTACATGACCGACAAGGACGGAAATTTTCTTTCCAGGCTACCGGACAAGGAAAATCATCAGGTAGATAGCCTTGCTTATGCCCTGGACAAGTTAATTTACCACCAGCGCGGCTTATCCGCGTAAAGAAGGGAGGGAAACCATCATGGGATTTTTGAAAGTAAAGTGCTATCACTGCAAGGGAACCTATCGCCTGTATGGGGATATGATACACCACCCGAGCGCGAATATCTGCCCGTTTTGCAGGGCGGAGATCCGGCGCAGCGTGTGGGAGAAGTGTGTAATTCCCGCATGGGCCGGAATGGAGGACACCAACCGGGATTTGCAGCAGGAATACACCGGCTACCCCGACGCTCAGCTTTTTCAGATTGAGTACCAAATCAACAAGCCGAGAGTACACAAATAAGGTAATCTAAGCCTATGCAATGATTTTAAATAAACGACCGTAAAATGGCCAGAAAGTGAGGTAAAAGCACTATGCGACTACCGCGTAAAGAACTTGAGCCGGGCGAGTGGCAAGAGGAAGTAAACCAGTACGGCGGCGTAAGGCGTTACCGCATGATCGGTAATTGCAAAGAATACGAAATGGACGTTACCGTAGACGGTATTACAATACCGCAAAGCCAGCTTGAGGACTACCACCGGCGCAAGAAAGAGGCAGAACAGGCGAGGCGAGAGGCCGAAAAGAACAGGCCAGCACCGCCCCCGCGTAAGAATTGCCCCTTTAGAGAGAGTATGCAGACCGATTGCAAGCGCGAGCAATGCGCCTTATTTGACGGTAACGGCTGCACGCTTGCCAGATTGACCGCAGCAAAGGAAACAGAGGGCTTGCAATGCCCTTTTAGCAAGTATAACTACAAATGCCGTACAGATTGCGCCCTTTATAAAGGCGGCTGCACCCTTACAGGCATTACCACGACAACAGAAAGCGAGGATAAATAACCATGAGTAAATTTAACAGCTATGCAAAGAAACTGGACGAACAGGCAAGGGCGGCTTTTAAGGCCTACCGCGACGCAGAGGCAGCCTATAAAAAGGCAGAGCAGAAAGCGAGAGAGTACCCGCAGCGTAACGGCATGGTAAATGCCGACTATGCAGCAAAGAGCGCACGCGCACAGGCCGACTTTTTAGAGGCTAAACAGGCCTACGAAACCGCAAGGCGCACTTTCAGAGAGAGCGACACGCAGTTTAACGCTATGCGCAGAGAGCTTGCGGCAGCCATTGACGACGCTTACAGCGCAGACCCGGCGCAGCTTGACACGGCCACGCTTGAGCTTTTGAAAAGCGGAATTTTGACCGGCAGCGAGTATGCAAAGCTGCTGGAACAGGCAAAGGCCGCAAGCAATCCTACAATGGTAAGAATGATCGGCAGATATGCGGGCGAGGCTGCAAAGGCCAGAGGCGAAAGCCACGGCATGAACGACCGCGAGGCAACGGCCTTGCGTATGGCAGAGTATAACAGCAGATCATACACCGGGGGCGACCGTTTACAGGCTTTCGATAACATGGTAGAGCTTTACCACCGCTGCACGAATAACCCGGCCATGATCGACCATTGGGACAGATTTACAGCGGAAACCGTAGAGAAGTTTTAGCCGCTTTCGGAAAGAGGGCAAGACCGGACAGCAAGTGTTAGGCGGCGTCAACGATCTTACTAGCTAAAAAGGCGGAACTTGCGATTGATGGTTGAGTACTAAAACTAACGTAAAAGAATATAGTATCAAAACTGTTGACAAGCTTGCCATTTTGGGGTATACTTAAAATATCAAAACTGACGAACGTCAAAAATGACACTTGAAAGGGCGGGGCGGTCAATGAGGCGGTACGGATATTGTAGGGTGAGCACGATGAAGCAATCTATTGAGAGACAGATCAGGAATATAAAAGCTGAGTATCCTGACGCGGTGATTGTGACGGATGAATACACGGGTACGAAGCTGGACCGTCCTGGCTGGACAAAGGTATACAAGGCAGCGAAAGCGGGTGATGTGATCGTGTTTGATAGCGTGTCCCGTATGAGCCGTGATGCTGAGGAAGGTTTTCAGGTTTACGAAGAATTGTTTCGGCGCGGCGTTGAGCTAATCTTCCTCAAGGAGCGCCATATCGATACAGCAACGTACAAGAAGGCGATTGACGGTCAAGTTCAGCTTGCGATCAATTCGGGTAATGTGGCAGCTGATGAGTTGATCGTCAGCATTGCAGATGCAATCAATCGTTATTTGCTTGCGTTGGCAAAAGAGCAAATCCGGATTGCGTTCG